AAGTCACTGTGTTTGTAGGTGTTACTGATATAGTCGGGGTAGGTGTTGGTGTATTAGTAGGTGTTCTCGTTACAGTTGCAGTAACAGAAACAGATTTAGTTTGTGTAGGGGTAAATGTAGGTGTTCTTGTTTGTGTTGGTGTGTTAGTTGTTGTTCTTGTTTGAGTTGGTGTAGCGCCTGGTGTATATGTTACTGTAGGTGTAGGTGTAACCGAAACTAAACGAGATTGTATATAAAATGGACTATCATACGTATTATTACCATACCCATCTCCAGGAAAAACTAGATAACCACCAGGACCAGTTAAAATAAATCTAAAATGACCGGTTGCTAGACCTGATAACGCTCCTAAACCCACCTCTACGGTACTCGAATTTACATCAAAGTAAGGTGTTATACCTAAATCAGATACATTAAAACCTGAAAATGCTGGATAAGTTGATGATAATGTTCTTAAATTAGAATATAAATCAACACTACTTAAATTTGCACTTGATAGAGAGTCAGATAAAAAAGAAGTTTCAGCAGCACTTAGATAAACTTGATACGTAGATGGCAATCCTAATGTATTACCATTATCACCTATCTTACCTATGTAAGGAGACTTAAAAACAAAAGTTCTTTGAAATTCACTGTAAATTAGTTTATTACTTGAATCACTCTTAACATTAAATTTTTGTCCGAATCTTTTCATTATGATTGGTTTAACTCAAATGCTTCAATTTCATTTTGAGTAGCTGAAACGGTTACTGTTTCGGTTATAGCAGATAAGCCTGATAACTGGGTTCTTAAAGTTGGGTAATTATCTAATGTTAATACCGTACCTGTGTTTTCAGTTCCACTAACAGCATAGAAATTAGAATTAACAACGTATATATTATCAACAGCATTTTGAGCAGCAGGAAATATCCAACCTTTTATAGTAAATGTAGTATCAGCTGTAACTCTGGCTTTATCTGATGCATTTAATTCTAAAGGATAATCTAAATTAATATTACCACTCCATAATACTTCGCTTCTTATTTCTTGTTTTTGAGATAAATCAGATAAACCTGCTGGAACCGGCCAGCTTATAATAATATAAGGGTTGTTATAAGGAATAAAATTAGATAAGATTTGATCCATATCTAATTGATATCTAGTAATAATAGAGAAATTAATATCTATGTTTACCGGTGTTGGGGCATTATACTTACTACTTACATTTTCATTACCATAATAAAAACTATTAACATCTGGTAATTTATTAAAAACTCTTTCGTTGTCTCTAGTAATACTAGCTACATTTATAGTAACAACAGGTAATGTAATAGTTTTAGCTTTATTAACTATATCATATAATACGCGCTGTTTAGGAGCGTAAAGATATCTAACAAAAATTCTATCTTTTTGCTCCCGATTCTTATTATATCGACCAATAACTATACTATCAAATGCATTAGCAAATTGTATAATAAGATCTTGTATTTCAAAGTATGTTGACTTCCAACGCATTGAAAATATTTATTCATTTCAACCGCTCAATGAAATGTTCTGGTAGTTTATCTTTATTATCTAGCAGTAGTTTACGAGCTTTACCGTCAATTACATATGTAACTGAGTAATCAGCTTTAGATCTAGTGCATCTACCGGTAGTCTGAATAAATGCACTTAAAGTCTTTTGTTGATACCATTCAGGATCTAATTCAGCCATCTTCTTGATACGTTTATTACCAAGAGGTGGGAATGGTGTTTTAACAATAATCTGAAATCTACCCTTATCGCCATTTAAATCTGTACCAAATGTAAGTGATGGTGATACTAATACAGTAGGCTTATCAGTTGTAAAATGATCATCGAGTATTTTTTCATTATTAGCTGATTCTTCTCTAAACAAAAATCTATCACCTTTAAGTTTCTGTTGTAGATATTTGCATATATCTAATGAATGCGTATGAATAATACCCTTTTCATTAGGATGATTATCAGCTATAGCTTGACAATACCTAGCAATCTTCGGTAAGTTCTTTTGCAAATTACTATAGTTAAGTTTAGGTTCAGTCATCAAATATATTGGAGACTTATTTGGATCAAATGCAGATGGTGTTTCAATATATTTGTATCGTTTGATACCTAATGTCTTAGCATATGATGCATGATCTGTGATAGTAGCTGACATTAGAAGAATATTATCACCATAATCAAATAGACTGCTAGATAAATTATTAACCTTCAATGGAGTAAAACTCACACCATTCTTAGTAAAGTCTACAATATACTCACACTTATGCCAAGTTTGTTCAACAGTAGAAAGATTACCATGTAGATTACGTAAGTACTTTAATCTAGCAGCTTCAGGTTGGGACAATGTCATCACTTTATTATTATTTCTACTAGTAAGCGATTCGATTGTTTCTGTTATATTAAAGATAAGATTAGTTAACCATCTATACTGAATGTCATACTTATCAGATTTAAGAATAGTATGTTCAACGTTTATGAGATTCAATCTAGTGTAATCAATATGAGCACTAAATCGTCTTACCAATTCATCCTCAAGCTCAGATGCCTCGTCACAGATAAGAAAGTTTTTACGTTTAACATGACCAGGTAGACTTAAAAACATTTTGTAATTAAGAACTGAAAATTGACTAGTTAAAGCGTGATTACGATTTGTATAATAATTACAACAACCTTTACCCCAGCACTCTTGTTTAAGATTTTTAGTGTATGTACAAGGTGCAGTATCAACATCAAATGTATCATCTATATCACAAAGATAATTTTGCTTACCTTTCAGTATATCAATATCATCAAATAACTTTTTATATTGATCTTGAAGCTGTTTTGTAATTGTTAATGCAAATGTACCGAACGATGGTTCAGATAAACAATCAGCTTCATTAGTAAAATTACCTGCAAAGTCTTGAGCATAAGCAGCATACGAGTTAATCAGATCTTTAAATGCTGCAGTAGGTCTTGCACTTACATTACCAAGTGTTCTAGGTACAAAGCTTTTACCTGTACCGGTAGGAGCAGAAGCTATAACAAATCTATAACCATCATTGAAAGCTTTTTCAATTTCTTTGATTAGTTTAACTTGAGATTCAGATGGATTGTAACCATAAGGAAATTTACTCAGATATTTACTAAACATATATCATGAGTATATCTCATCTACTATAGAATCAAAGTCTGTTTTTTTAGTATTAAGTTGTACGTCTTGAATCTGATGTTCTGCAGCTGCTTTTAAGAAAGAAGGAGATGCATCCTTTAATGTACATGGACACATGTTGTAATGATCTGTTTTAAGATCTTTACCTGTATAACCTTTACCTAAACATTTCTTACAATTTGATTTAGGCATGTTAGTAATCTCGAGTTGGCCACAATCTAGATTTTTTGTATATTTTTCATCTAGTTCGTATATAACTCCGCTAAAAACGCTAAAATATTTTTTCATACAATTTTCATTACCATCTGAACATCATAAAATTTTGAGTTCTTTTTTGGTTTAAAGTTTTTTGCCTTTACAAATTTAATAGGATCGTTATGAGTAAGGGTATCGAGTCTGTAATCAAAAAGAATGTGTTTCTTTTTTGTTGATAGCTCATAAGGATACGGAATTTCAAATGTTTTAATTCCTCCTTTTTGTATCTCTAATTGAAAGCAAATAAAAAAGTCTTTTATAGCAATATTAATGAGTTTACCTTTTTTAATTACCTTTTCGTTAATTACAAAATTAACATTATTCAAAAAGAAATTTTTAAAGTTCTGTTCAACCTCCTCTATAACTTTGATTATCATGTGTTCTGGAAATTAATTTTTTGTTCTGCAGTCAACGTCTGTAGATTTTCTGTAAAATATTTCCAAAACTCTTCATTAGCAGGAATTGTTCTTACTAAGTCTACTGGTTGACTGCAATTTACTTGCCGATAATTCTGCATAAAAATATCCCATGTAATAATAAGATCTTTTATAGCAGGGTTATAATTTGGTAATCTTGAGGTAGGTCGGTAGTTGAGTGTTAGCTTACCATTTTCACTATTAAGTAGAGAAAAACTATTAGTGCAGAGCATTCGTCTTGTTAATGGCTTACCCTGCACCGGAACGCGTCTGTTGAATTTTATTTCACAGACGTTTTCTTTTAAAATAGTTATAAGTTGTCCTCTACTGACTAACATTAGGTTTTACAATTCCAAAAATTCTAGCTTCGTTTAAGAATAACCCTTTCTTAACATTACCGATACTATCAACGTCGATATTATTGATAGGAATGCCAAGATTGTTTGGAAACATAACATGATCACCTACATTGACATATTCACATTTAGTACCTTTAAGTAATACTTCCCCAATACGCCATGCTTTAGTATCAGCATTAATTGGAATCATAATACCGTTACGAACGATAGCTGTACCATCATCGTTAGAGTCTACATAACGAACTAGAATAACATCTTCCATCAATGTGGAGAGGGAATACCCCATCAAGGTAGAATCGAATCCTTGAGTGGGGTCTGACAAGTCAATAAGACTCTTTTTTGGAGCTAATAAGTCAATACTTTTTTCTGCCTTAGACATGTAAAGACTTATTAGCTTTACAATTTATTTCAATGCTGATTTTATTTTAGTTACATCTATTTTACCTGAGTCGAGATATTGTTCTACTTCACGTCTAGATATTTCAAAACGTTTAGCAAGAAACTTTACTATCTCATCAAAGTTATTGATATCTTTTCTTTTCTCTTTCTTGATATAATGAATACGTCCAGGTGAACCTTTTGGTAATATTTTAATCAGATAATCATACCACTCTCTCTTCGTATCAAATACATTATAATGCTTGTTAGTAGTTTCATTGATAATCTGAGCATACTCAGGAGAGTACATACTCAACCACCTACAGACAATATAAGGAAGAAACTGATCTTCATCCTCAACGTTATCCAAAAGGTTACCCTTCTTAGTAACAATTATATCATTTAGAATTTCAAAGATGTTAAGCATAGTTTAACCATTATTACCAATAGCTTCTACAGGACAACCGTCCATAGCTTCTTCACACTCAGCTTTTTCTTCATCAGTTTCAGGCTGTTTATATACATAAGAGTAACCTTCATCTTCTTGTCGGGTAAAATTACTAGGTGCAGTTTCTCTACAAAGATCACAATCAATACACTGATCATCTACATAGTATTCACCTTCGACGTTTTCCGGGTATTTGTTTTCTAATTCTGCCATAAAATTACTTAATAATTACCTTGGATGTGGCAACGAACATATCATCATTCAACTCATAGAATGCTTTGTTAACATCACTACAGAAATTATTCACTTGTTCGTCAGTAAAATTAGTACTAAATGCAAACGCAGGAGCCTTCTTACCAGCAACTACATTGATACCGGTATGACCAAGAGCAACACCATCTTTAACATACGTAATACTAACACTAACTTTACCTACTTGCTGTAAAACACCGCCTTGAGTAAATTCTTTCTGTACCATAATATCATCGCCATCCATATAGATAGTACAATTTAGATATTCAGGCTTAGCTAGAATATTAGCAATACAAGTATTGAACAATCTCTGATATGCAACTGCACCGAAAGGGTTATCTAGGATAGGAATCTCCCATAGAAAGTTAATTGAGTCATCACTCCAGATGAATTCTTGCTTATCTACATCTTCCTGATCGATCATTCCATCAGCAAGTACTTCCATAGGAGCTCTAAATGATACTAGATTACCAATAGGTAATACTTTATCTTTGAAAAACTTATATGCAAATCTGCTATGAAGAAGATTACCGTCATATTTTTCTACATTAAACATATAGTCATTATATCACCTCTGCAAAGAAGACCAACGTTTATGAGCGGCATTTATTATTTTTTT